CCCCTGAACCCACTGCAAGCTTTGAGGATGTTCCGTGGTAGACCATTTTGGGAATGTGTTAAGGAGGCTCCATGAATCTTCTGGAGTCTCACAATACAAAATTGCTAAAGACATTGGGATGGCTTCCTCTAACTACAACGCTATGTTGAATAGGAAGGATATGAAGTGTTCCACGTTCTTTACTGTTTGTGATGCGATGGGCTATAAACCGGAGGATGTATGCCAGTATCTGCGGTAGCTAATGATGTTTCAGATTTGAAGAAAATCTTTAAGGACATTGACAAGCTAATTAAGAAGACTGGTTTTGCTAACATAGCCTACTCTGATGGGGGGATGAAGGTGGAGGACTTCACCCTCTCCTCCCTGTCTCAGAAAGCCCTTAAAGCGATTTGGACAAGAGAGGCTGCAAAGCATAACTGGAAGACAGAAGACGTTGATGAGGCCATGTACGAAGGCATGAATCGGTGGCTTAAAACTAAGTGTTACAGCGACACTAAGGAGAAGTTTCTTCTGAGGTTTATTAAGAACCCAGAGGGAGGCGAGAAGGCAGAGGTTACAAGTTCTGCTAACTGGACAGTAGGGGAGATGACATTCTTCCTGGACTGGATGCAAAGCTTCTGTGCCAAAGATGGATTAATCTTAGAGGCAAAGGGAGAGTACCTTGAAAACACCAAAGCTCAAAATAGTTAATAAAGAAAAAGTAAAAGAAGCGTTGGCTGAGGAGCTAACACCGAATGAGATGAAGCTTCTTAACGAGAGTAGGAGAGCGTTTACTGATAAAGAAATATCATACATAGAAAAGAACAAGCCATATCTTTTGGCATGTAATCAAAAAGAAGACATAAGGGACATTACTAATAGTGGATTCTCCTTAATGTCTAAGGAGTTCAGCATTGAACTTCTTTCAAGAAGGTTTGCGTTTTATGAAGAAACATTAATAGGTAGGAAGGTTGATACTGCACATGATTTAAGAATGAGGTCGTTGAGAGCAAGGGACTGCTTAATGAATGACTTTTACTTTGACACATTGAAACCAGTTAAGGAATAACTATGGGCGATAAATGGGATAACGTAAATGTCAGGGCTGCCCCTGACCCGAAACTATTAGAGTATTGCGAGACAGAGAAGCAGAGAGAATACCTTACTGCTTGGATAGAGTTTGGAACCTCTGCTGCTGCTGCTAAAGAGCTTGGATGTAGTGAATTCAACGTCAGGTCATCTAAGAGAACTGTCGAAACAAACGCGGCCAAGAAAGGCTGGCAGAAGTCAGACAATCATGTACCGGACGGGTATAAGGTAAAGGGTAAGTCAACACTCCTTGATTCTGATGGCAATACTAAAATCCAATGGGTCAAGACTGAGGTAGATAAAGAAAGACAAGAAGAAATAATGAGGGAGCTATGTGAAAACCTCACTCAGAATATAAAACCCTGGCCTGTAATCAAGGCTCCTAAGAAAGTTGATAAAGACTTATGCTCAGTGTACACAATCACTGACTATCACATAGGCGCATACTCCTGGAATGAGGAGACTGGCGCTGATTGGGATATTAAGATTGCAGAGGATACTTTATACAAAGCATTCGGGGATATGATTAACGGAACCCCAGACTCTGAACAGGCGGTATTCGTCCAAATGGGAGACTTCCTCCACTGGGACGGTCTGACCTCCGTAACCCCACTAAACAAGCACGTTCTTGATTCAGATGGTAGATACCCTAAGCTAGTCCAAGTCGCCGTAGAAACCTGCGTACGGGCGGTAGAAATGCTATTACACAAGCATAAGCACGTTCATGTAGTAATGTGCGAGGGTAATCACGACTTAACTGGGTCTGTCTGGTTGCAGGCCATAATGAAGATGGCGTTTAAAAAGAACAAGAGAGTCACCGTGGATGATAGTGTGTTCCCATACTACTCATTTGCTTGGGGTAACGTCTTTCTAGGATGGCATCATGGACACCTAACTAAGATTAGGGGACTGGCTGGCAAGTTCTTCTCTGAGCCAAGGTTCCGTAGTCAGATGGCGAACACTGAATACATATACATTAGTACAGGACACTACCATACTAAAGAAGTGGTAGAGGTATCCGGTGCGGTGATAGAGAGACATCCTACGTTAAACGCTAGAGATGCCTATGGCGCTAGGGGCTTTGAACATTCCCAAAGGGGCGCATTGGCAATCACTTATGACAAAAGTAAAGGCGAAATTAGTAGAGTAACGGTAACACCATGAGACAACTGAGCGAACTTAACATTATTGAAAACTGCCAACAGTGCATCTATCACAAGAAAGATGACATCAACCCTTCTCGCACTTACTGTGAGAAGCTGGCAGAAAGATATGGGAGGCCAGTAGAGATATGTGTAAACAAACACTTTCCAATCGTATGCCCTTTGTTGAAGGTGTAGCTAAGGTTAGGAATCCCTGTAGAGGTATATGTTCCACCTCTACCGTGGGGAGTATCTGGTGTGTAGGCTGTGGTAGGTATTACAAAGATGTGATTAATTGGAATGCCTATGATGAGTCCAACAAGATACTAGCCATGAAGAGGGCCACGGAACACCAACAGAAGAAGAGGAGCGGAGAGGTTACTGATAACCTAGATTACTTATGAAAGCAAAAGACATACAAGTAGGCGGGAATCATTATAAGGATTTTAAAATCCAGCCCATAGAGTACATCCAGGCTAACGATTTAAGTTACTGCGAAGCCAACGTAGTTAAGTATGTTACTAGGTGGAGGAGTAAGAATGGTATTGAGGACTTGAGGAAAGCTAAACACTACATAGACCTGCTCATAGAGAGCGAGGTTAAAGAGCCTAACTTAGAATATTTAAGAGAGTGATATGCGAAAGAAAACACTTAGAGCCTTGATAGATGATGTAGCTAAGTTATTACAAAAGCACGTTAGATTGAAGGCGGCTGTAGCTGCTGATAAGAATGGCTTTATAGAGTGTGTATCATGTGGGAAGTGGTATCACTGGAAGAATATGCAGGGTGGACACTGGATAGAAAGGGGGAAGCAAGCCACTAAGATTATGGAGGAGAACATCCATCCTCAATGTGCTGGATGTAACCAGTACGGTATGCGGCATAGAACTCACGTTAGAGAAGGTTACTCTAAGTTTATGAGGAGTATGTACGGGGATGACTTCTGTGACGAGATGCTGGCTAACTCCAGAAAGCCCAAGAAGTATTTAAGGGCAGACTTAGAAGATATGGTTAAAGACCTAAGAAAAAAGAACAAAGAATTTGAATCAGAACTATAAACTATGCGGAGTATGCTGGCTTGAAACAGGAAACCCAGAGTGTAGAGGTGGACCCCATGGAACCGGAGGAACTAGCGAAGTGGGTGAACGACAACTTGCCCTATTTGGAGGGGACGGAGCAGAGGGCGATAGGGACTCTAGCAATGATGGTGAGGGATTACTCAGACTTCATGGAGGAGAATAACACAGTAGATGAGTTGTTTAGTATGTTCATCTCTATGAGATATAAAGAGGTGATGGATAAGGAGCTACATTAAGGTGAGGTCAGTACGGCACCCAAAGGCGAGGGTGGAGGAACCCAGGATGCCGCACTGCCTCAAAGCTAATCGTTCTCTTCTAAGTATTTCTCTAAACCGCCGCCAAAGAAGTTGTACCAAATCCTTCCAACAACAGGTGCTTGCCGCATTGTCTTGGACTCCTCCCCAACAAAGTCACCCTTAATCGCTTTGGCAACATCTGAACCTATAGCGTCAACCCAGTCTAACGGTGGCGCTACCATTTCACCCAGGGCAGAGCCTACATTGCCTCTCCCTACATATCTTTCCATTAGGTATTCGCTACCGCCAAACATCTTGAATATGTTTTCAACATAGTTATCTTTAACAATGTCTTCCATATCCGCACCACGCCCAAGCATCAAGTCTTTAGCTTCCTGAACAGTAGCGCCCATCATAGGCATGATGGTCATATAGGCCAATAGCTTCTTGCCAGCCTCTCTTCTATCGCCCTTCTTGAACTCTTGAACTACATCTCTTCTCATTACGTCTAGCTGCTTTATGGCAAACGTCTTTAACATATAGAGAGTTCTTCCATTAGGCATCTGAAGATACTTAACTGGCATCTGACTAAGAGTTGTAGGCTGATAGTTAGCTAGTTCAGCACCAAGCATCATCTTAATATTTTCTGACTTAGCACCAGAACGCAGGTCATTTACCAAAGAAGCAAACTCATCACCGTATAAAGTTCCATACTTCTTTCGTATCTTTTCAACACCAGAGTCAGACTTAGCTAGATTTTTATATCGCTTATAAGCTGCATTGATAATTGTTTCCTTGCCTAGCTTATCTATTGTCTTGAAGCCAGACCACTTCAAGGTGAAATCCAAAAACTTAGCAGTCTTGCCAACAGAACCCAGCTCTGTAGCAATCAGGTCATTTAGATATATGTCATCAAGATTAAAGTCTTTCTTACCAACCATCGCCCCTATGGTATTTCTCATACCATTAGCATATACAGACATACCCAAATCACCTATCTGAGTTAGTGCTGATAAAGGGTTAGCAAGAGTGGTTGAGTATCCTATGTTTCTAAGCTTCTGCATTAGCGCAGAAGAGGATTGCTCTCCCGCCCCAAAGCGAATCTCTAGCAGGTCTTTTAGCCTAACCATGTCTTTGTCTGACATTTTGCCAGTTGTTATTGCTTCTCCAACATAGCTGCCAATGGACTTTTCTACGTCAGTTGTTGCTATAGCTTTGTCAACTGAGCTTCTGCCAAAGAAAACTCTCTTGTTAATATCGGTAGAAGTTTTAGTAATGTATTCTGCAAGAGCCTCTTCTGGCCTCTTATAATACTTAGCCATGCTAAGACCGACTCTTGGCCCACGCTCTTTGTAGTAACCTAACTTACCTTCTCCTGGTTTTGGTCTATATCCACGCATTACAAGGTTAACTATGTTGTCTCTTTCCTCAGAAGGGAGATTTCTCCACTGTCCAAGTTTAAGCTCTGTCGCTCTTTTTTGTAGCTCTCTAGTAAGAGCTGTTTTGTTTTCAGCACCAACTCCTTCTAAGAAATCCTCGAAATCTTTAAGACTAGAGGGCCAGTATTTTTCTATATAACCTATGTCATTGTAGTTACCTTCTTGTTTGGAAGTTAAGCGCCCATGTATTTCGTCAAGAACTCCATCTTTTTTTGCTGTTACTTGAGCAAAATCTTCTTCAGCAGTTTGGGAATATTTTTTAAGAATATTTAAGGCGCTGTCAAAGTCACCATTTCTAAGATGAACAGTTAAATAATTAGCCTCCTCACCCTTAACTTTCCTCATGGTGTCCATGATTGGCTTTGCTTTAGTTAAATACTTGCTGGTATCAGCAGCTAAATTATGGTCGTATCTAGTTAAAGCAGCAGCAGCGTCAGGAGATATGTTGTTTACTTCAGTCCAGAGAGTTCCGAATATGTCTTGTATTCCCTTTGAGTAACCAGCAGGTGACATAGATACAACATCAGCAGCTCTTAACTGCTGTAAATTTTTAGCTTCTTCTGGTGTTGGTGTTTGAATCTTTCCGTCAGACTTAATTAATATGTCATCAACTTGCTCTTGATTTAAAGCCATTCTGTTCAATACAGTTTGCTTTACCTCATCAACTGACTTGCCTTTAGCTATCTCATCAATGTATATATCTTGGATTTCTTCAAACTGAGTCTGAGCTTCTAGTTTTTTCTGCGGATTGTTTCTTTCAATCAAAGCCCTTCTTGAAGCAGGAGTAAGGGTTTTAATTACAGCAGAGGTAGCAGGAGCAGCTATGGCGCCTATTCCGGCAGCACCCAACGTAGTTGCTGGGTCTATCTGTCCTCTCTCAGCAAGCTGTTCTAATACGCTGTATTCAGCACCAAATGCAGCACCAACAGCAGCAAGACCTTTGTACCCCTGGTATGCTTTAGATATAGGAATCAAAGTAGTAGGAGACATTAAGGAGCCAGCTATAGTCCCAGCAATGCCAGCAGCGCCACCAAAACCTTCCTGTCCTTGCATTTCAGGAAACTCTTTTTCAAGCCTTATCTCTCTAGCTCTATTAAGAATGTCCCTTCTTTGTTGAGGGGTAGCCCTCATGTAGTCAGAACCAAAAGCTTCTTCTGGAGATTTATACTGAATACCCTCAGAAAAACTGAATGAAAGTTTACCTATTGGATATACGCTCTGAAGATATGTAAAAGCATTTCCCACATCTGTTTCTGCGCTTTCGTAAGCATACTGAAACTTTCTTAAGGTAGAAGGCTCTTCCTTTGGAGTGCCAAAGTTTTCAGATACAAACAACTTACCCTCTGGAGATAAAGAGGATATGTCTTTGTTTAATATAGCTTGTCTATCAGACTCACTAAGTTTAGAAAAATCAGCCATCTAAAAACCTATTGTCTTTTGCTTTCTTGATAAGCCCTAAAATCATCCAAATATCTTCTTAATGCTGGACCTCTAAGACCTGCTTCTACAGCATCTCTTCTTGCTTGCTCGGCCTCTCCTTGCTCCTGCCGCCTTTGAGTAACTATATCAGATGGCTGCATAAGACCAGATAAAACCTCTGCGGTTTGCTGAGAAGCCTTAAGGCCAGTTCTTTGAGGTTGGTCAGATAAGTAATCTTCTGGGCTAGGCATTGCTAACTCTGCGCTTACTGTTTCATCTGAGCCAGCTAAAGCTGCTGCTGCGCCTGCCATAGCTTCAAGGTCTACACCGCCTTCGGACTCACTGCCAGCAATCTGTTCTGCTATTGACTCTGTATTTGTTTGAGCAAGAGATTCCATTAATCCTATAGTTTGTTGAGCTTCAATGGCTTTTACTATTCCTTCGTTATCCATAGAAGGATAAGCACTTGCTATCCTTGAGGCTAAGTTATTAAACCTTGCTTCAGAGATTTCAGCTTCTCCACTAAAAAAACCTCTGTCCAAAGCGTCTTTTAATACATCGCTTTCTTTGGCTAAAGCATAAATTTCTTCTGCTCTGTTTTTAGGAAGCTGCTTAAACTCAGATAAAGTAAATCGCTTTGCCTCATTAGCATATATTTGAGAAATTGCAGCGGCAGGAGCCATTGCTTCGCTCCTTACTAGTTCCGCAATTGTTTCATAACCTGGAGCAATTTCTTCTATTGAGGTAGCCAAAGAGCCTAAATTAGCTTTTAGATTTCTAGTGGTAGATATTTGTTCGGCAAGTTGATTTATTTGCAAAACGTTAGCTTGTTCTCTAATTAAAAACTCTGCTTGAGTTCTTGCTTCTGCACCAATTTCTCTTTCTTCCGCTCTTTCAGCCAAGTCTCTTCTAAATTGACTATCAAATATGCTGTCTGCAGCTTGAGCTTGACGCATTGCAAAGTCTTGCTGGGCCATCAAATCAGCTTGCTTCTGCCTAGTCACATCAGCAGCCATAGCTCGCATCTGAGCAGATTGAGCGCCTAGTCCTAGATTTCCTACAGCTTGCGCAGCTTGAATAAGGCTTTGCGGGTCATTAGGGTCTACACCCTGAAGGGCTTCCTGAACCTTCTCAGACTCAGTTCTAACGTCTAGGCCCAACATTCCACCAACATTCCTGCGGAGTGCTTCTTGTCTTTGGGGCATCTGCATAGATAGGGCAGATACTAGAGGTGCTTGAGTCCTAGCTAGCCCTGTAAGACCGCCAGTTAACTCCCGCCCCTTGAGTATCCCCTCTGTCAGCATACGTTCTTGACGCTGTGCAGGAGTCTCAATAATGTCGCTAAATAAAGATTGTATGTTAATAGCCATTACTAGCTCCTATAAAATCACTATGCTTCCGTCAGCCATTACAGTAGGTGTGCCTTGAGGATTAAACACCTGTCTTGCAGCAGCCTCTGATTGGTTTTTTAAGGCATCCTGAATCATCCCCATAGCCTCACCGAAACCGCCTGTAAGTTTAGTAGGCTGAGACTCCGCTTGTCTTTCAGCGGCCAACAAGTCAAACAGACCTTGATACTGCTGCTGTCTCAGAGCGTTTTTAAGCCCTTCAAATCCCAACTGGGACTCTATTGCAGATTCTGCCAAACCAGCCCCTAAACCTAGCCCAGTGGCCTGTAAAGTAGACGCTAGACGTGAAGCCTCCAGTTGTGGAGTTAACGTCCTTATTAGCTCTTGCTGAGGGGTGTAAGCTGTAGGTATAGCCTGTAATCCAAGCTGACCTAATAGTCCCATTCTACCTCTAAACTCACCCAAACCCTGTAGAGTCTGCTGAGATTGTAAGGCTTGTTCAGCTCTGGCCTGTTCCATAGCAGATACGGCAGATGCTGCACGTTGCTCTTCAATGGCTTTGTTAAGTGCTAACTGTTCAGGAGTGCCACCAAACATAGAGGTACGGACACCACTCCTACCCTGGCCTAAGAGCCTTTCTTCTAATTGAAGTCTGGCTCTTTCTCTTTCAGGAGCCTGTACAGATTCTAATCTTTGAAATATATCTGCTTCTCTACCAGCTCTTTGAGCAGGGTCTTGAGTCAACATACCAATAATATTAGTCTGCTCCTTACCTCTAGCCATAGGGTCTCCCAAGAAGTCAAAAGCACCCTGACCAAATCCAGTCAAAGACCTTTGTAATGCAGCTTCTTCAGGGCTTAGAGCAAGCTCAGTACCTGTTTGGGATATAGTTGCGGCAGAAGGCTGACCAAATACATTCGTTCCCGTGACAGTAAATGGTTTAAACTGAGACTGCCTCCCTACCTCGCCAAGTAAACCGCCTTCATAAGTGGGTAAATCGGTAGCACCACCAAAGAATACATTGGCTTCCTGACGGGCTTCACCAATGTCCTGCATGGCCTTTTCAGTTAAGCCAGCTTGTCCAAGCGCACCTATAAGCCCAGCACCCTGGCTTCCGAAGAAACCACCACTGCCAATTCCAAATAAATTCTTTAGATACTCTTCCATTAGTAAGTCCCTCCATCAATGGTGCCAGTAAATGTTCCTGACACTGTGAGGTTTGCAGCAGTTGTAGTCCCCGTAAATGTCGGGGCAGCTAAGTTAGCCTTAGTAGATACCGCAGTTGCTATGTTATCAAATTCGGTGTTCACTTCAGTTCCCTTCACCACCTTAGCAGGATTTCCTGACACCAGAGAATCCTTGGCGGCAAAGTTCGTTGTCTTTGTATAGTCAGTCATTAGACAATCCTTCCAAGTAGTGCATGAATGTTTAGTTGTTGAATAGCAATAGACTTACCGTTCACAGTTGTTTCTACTCCTACAGATACAACAGCCCCAGAACCAGAAGTATTTATCTTCTGCCTGTTAATTAGATTTAACGAGCTGGAGTATTCAGCTTGAGTGTTGTATTCAGAGATGTTGTATTGAGCAGCGTTATTAGCAGGTAGCGTATAGACCTGCTTCTTATAAGCATTTGAGTAATCGTAGGCCCAGTTCAATACTACTGGGGCTTCAGCACCGTCAAAGGTAGTTAGATTAACCTTCTTTAAGAATTTAAGAACCGAACTGTCCCCAAACGCTAGGGGATGTGAGAAGTAACTTAACTGATAGAAGCCTGTCCCATCTGTATAACTATCATACTCAGCAATGCCAGTTGCGTTCCCAATGTAAATAGTGTCATCCACCAAATTAGTAAAACGTAGTGGTGCCATGCTAGACCAAGTGGTAGCTCTGTATGAACCATCTTGGAGAGGAAATCTCGTATCAAAGACATACACCGTCTGAAGGACGGGAAAGTTAACCAAGACAAAGGCTTCTTTAGGAGAGTAATGTAGAGAGATGTTACCTGTTTCACTAGCTACCAGATTCTTAATATCATTGTTGACGTTCTTAGATATATCCCCAATAGGTGAGGACTTTTCCTGAATTGTTCTTGCCAGACTTCTTACGCCTGAACGGTCTAAAAAGATTAAATCCTTACCCGTAGATACAACTGCGTCCCTAGATACACATCCTATATTTGATATCGTATCTGAGAGAGACATAGAAGCAGGACTATCAGCACCTTCATAGATAACTATTGAGTCCTTACCAAAGATAACTAAAAACCCGTTATGAGCAGCTAAAGCTACAATCTCATCGTAACCATTAGGCCATACCTTAGATATATCTATTGAACCTGTAGACCCACCACTCCACGCATGTCCATTTAAAAGGTCACTCCAGTATATAGTGGACTTATCTGTTGCAAAGTCAGCAACAAACAATCTACCAAATGCAGCTAGAACCTCGTTAGCTTGAGGTGGAGTTCCCGTAGCATGAGCATGGGCAGACATCTTCTCAACGTCAGCAACAGAATTGGTATATAACAATGGCTCATGCGCTCTTTGAAAAAAGTAAGCATGGTCCACAAAGTTAACCATCTTCCAGTTGTTAGCACTGATTGTATAACTACCAGGAGTATCGTCAGTTAAAGTAGAAGTGCCGTGGAATATTTTGTTATTACCTGCGGAGAATATCTTGGTGTTACCACCTGAATCTCTAAACTGGTGTATAGCTTCTATACCAGCAGAACTCCCTAATACAGCAGGGCCATTGGTAGACACCATGTCATAACCTTTACGCGCAGCCACGCGCCCCTCTTTATCAATAATGCAGTTATCTGCAACAGATGCGAAAGTAGGGTCTTGAGCTAACGGAGCATCTTGGGTGTTAATCCCCGCAAAGCCTGGAGCCGTAATAGTTATGCTTTGTAGTTTCTGGGCCATTATCGTACCTGAAAGGTTAACTCAGAAGGGTATCTGTTAGCGTCAAATGCAATAGCGTCAGATAAAGAAGTAGAGGCTACAGCAAATTGTTCTGCTGCACTCTGACCGCCAGTCTCGCCCCTTTCCCTCAAAGCCATAGCATAGGCTAGTTGTATAACAGGGTTAGTAGGTGCTAACAAGCTATCCGAGTCAGTAGTCAAATCAGTCTGTGGTTTAACAACATCAAACCTTAGAGCGTATATTGCATCAGGTTTTGGATAAACTTGGACTTCTAAATCTCTGTTAGTATCCGTACCCACAAATGTAAAGTAATCAGGAGAGCCTGATTGTGGTGTAGTGTTGTAGGTTACATTGTTAAAGTATTCTTTACTTCTAAGGTGCATGAATCTTTTAGACGTAGTGTTCATTACGTCCTTTATAACAGCTAAATCACCACTACCAGTAAGTGAGTAGGTATCTGTACCACTTACAGTGTTAACAGTTATAGAGTCCCTTAATGCAGTCCAATCAAAAGAGTTCTCTACAATCTTCTTAGCGTCATTAACCAAGTCACCTATAAGATGAGAGTAGTCAGTAGCATTAGCTGTATCTACTGTGTCCTCTCGTAATCTGCGGAGGACGTTATTAATTAAGTCTAAGTATGTCATACGAATCGTCTTCCTATTGCTTGAATCATTCCCAATGCTTTAGGAACATTAGCTAACTCTCTAAGCTGAGGCTCAAATAATTCTCTTGAAAACATTTGTTCGGTAATTGGAGCTTGCTGGGCTAGAGCCATAATTAAACCTGTCTTTCCTGGGTCGCCTTTTTCACCTCTTGGCCCAGTTATAATCGTAGGCTGTACAGGTTGGTCAGATATAACCGTATCTCCTTCTGGAAATACATCTGAAACAACTACGGTGTCATTTCCATTACCGCCTACTACAGTGTCGTCTCCAGTTACTCCGCCTGTAGGTAGTTGTGGGCCAATAGCTGGGCCTTCGTCCACAGTAATAGGCTGTTGTGGGCCAATAGCTGGGCCTTCGTCATTTACTGTTATTTCACCCGTACCCTGATTTTCAATTGCAGCACCAGATTCAGTTGCAGCTTGATTGATAGACTCAACACTATTCCCTGTAGCTTGCGCTACCTCACCTACAGATATGCCTCTTTGATTAACTAGGTCTACAACATTAGTAATTGCATCTTTGTTGTAAGCACCAAATACATCAAACGCCAAATCTATAAAGCCTTTCAAATCTAGCGCATCTTTATCTGTATCTTCCCAGATTTTATTAGGGTCATCTGTTACAACGCCCTCAACCTCTGGAATCAAGCCCGCCATACCATCGTCTAGTGTTATTTTATCTTTTGTAGTGTCAGCAAAAACATCTTCTTCAGGCAAGGGCTGACCAGTAGCATCATAACCAGCAGCCATTAGAGCTGCGTTAACTTCTGCTTTAGGTATTCCTAGCATTTGAGTAACAACGTCTGAGCTAAAACCAGACTCTCTTAAAAACTCTGCTGTTACATCCGCTTGTTGCTCTGGAGGTACAAGTTCCTGTATTTGAGACAAGACCATATAGGCGTTATCAGCTAAAGACTCAGCAGCCTCAAAGCGACCCTCCATTTCTTCTTGTATTGTTTTGTCTCTAAGTACAGGAAAAGCGCCGCCTAATAAAACTTGGTCAGCGTAAGTCATTCCTCCAGAAGATGGGCTGTCTAATGGCTGATTAACTGGAGTGTTAAAAAGGTCTGTAAAAAGAGAGCCGCCCATAGCAGCCTGCTGTTCTTGTGCAGCAAGTGAAATATCAGACATTACTCTTCCTCAATCATACTTGATAACAGATACACAGAGTTGTACTGGAGAACCCCTGAAAGATATACAGGGTCTAACCCTTGCTGCATCTTTTCTAAGCACCACTCATAAAGCTCTGCGTCTGCTTGCTCGGCAATAGAGTCCATCTTGTTTATAGGAAACTCTATAACTTCCATTAGTCTTCCTGACAAACTGGGTTCCATGCAATAATTGGGACTAAAGACAAAAGGTTATCTATAGTAGCGTCAATGTTTCTAGCTGTTTGTAGAGGACATAAAGCCTCTTCAGCTTCTCTAGCCTTCTCACCTATTTGTGCAGCGTTAAAAGAGCTACAGCCCACAAACGTAAAAAGAATAACTAAACCAAACAAAAGTCTTATCATTTGAATAACCCCTTTACCCACTGATAGGTTCTTACTGGAGTCCACATAACCCACTGACCTACAGGATGTACATTACAAACTGCCAATGCCTCTCTGAATATCTTGTCTGCCATTCTCTGGTCTATGCCGTACATATTCTGTACAGCCTCACAGCATAAGTAGTCGTGAACTATTGCAGCCTTACGATTCTTGGCATTTGCCACTGGGACAAGCCATCTCATTAACATTGGCACACTAGCCAGGTCAGTAAAGAATCCGTGAGGAACAGTAATAGTCTGGTTCAATGTATCGCTGTGATACCTAAAAGAAGACAATAATCTCCAGCCTTTATCTACAGGTTCCATAAGTAGAGTTTGGTCTACAAAATAACTCATATCATGTCCCCAAAGGAAAAGTAGGCTACAACTGCAATCCAAAATAACCTTTCAGCAAAAGCAACTGATGGATGAATCTTTGATAGCTTTTCATCCATTGAGTTAACTTGCTCTTCTATCTTGGTCTGTCGGCTAAAGATTGTAGTAATCCTTTCCTCAACCCTGGCAAGAGATACAATTGCTTCCTGCAAGTCATCTATCTTGCTTTCAATCCTTTCAATTCTATTTTCCACTAGAATACTCTTACATCTTCATTTAGAGTTTCTTTAAAAACAGGCTTACAATAAGTTAGGTCGCCTTCTAATCTGCCACTGTGCATATTTAACTTATTAGCAAAGTGATTGCATCTGCTTAGCTCAAAAAAA